TTCGACGAACCGAATGCACATTGCCTCGAATGAAACACCGTAGAACCCGGAAAGCTCGCTGATGAGATCGAGCGTGACCAGCGTTTTCTCGATGCGGGGGCGAACGTGGGTTGCTGGCATCAACAAGTAGCTCGCGAACTGGTTCGCCTGCGCTTCGATGTTGGTTTCGCCGGTGTCTTTTTCAACGATGGCGTCGCGCCCGCAGCGGAATTCATCCTTTTGTTGGCTGTGAATGATGTAATGCCCGAGTTCGTGCGCCTTTGTGAAGCGTTGGCGCTCCGGCGTGACATTCGTGCTGTAGGTGATCCACCATTCCTTGGGATTGTCGGGATTGCGCCGCAGGAAACCGTCCACGTCTTTCCAAGGTGCTCCGTGAATCTCGGTAATCGGATCATCTCGGTCATATGTCGAGTGGCAGTTCTTGGCCATGCCATCGACGTCAATGGGAAAGCGCGAGTCACCCCAGGGCTCTATCCATCGAGAAACTTTGATGGCCTCCTTGGCTCCGGTCATGTCGCGCTTCTTGGCGGTCACTTGTCTTTCTGCTTTCTGAAAAACTCGAGCATCTTCCGATAGGTTTCCCGGTCGTCGGTATCCATGCCCATGTAGTTTCGGAAAAAAGCGACGTCTTCCGGGTTGGCCTCGTCACCGAGAGCTTCTGGTGGGGCCTCGCCCATCAAATCCGCTGGCGTGATGTCGAGCGCCTTGGCGAGATTGTTGATGACATTGGCCGAGGTGCGCTCGGCGGGTTTGTTTTCGAGTTCCCAAATGTAGCTCTTGGAGACGCCGACGACCTGTCCGAGTTGCTCCATCGTCATCTTCTTTTCCTGGCGCAACCGGCGTAACCGGGTGCCAAAGGGAGTGCTCACTGCTTCATCTCCTGCTTTCTAGCGTTAGGAATTGGTCGCAGAATACCACGATAGAGAACATGAGAGTAGATCATCGTTGACAAGCGGCTTGCCAGGGGTAGAATTCTGATTGAGTTCTCTTTAGTTGTATCGCAGTCTCACGAATTGCGATTCCGAGAGGCTCGTTTATCAACCCGCTTGGAACCCGCCGCGACGACTGTGAAGTACGGGAGGCCGTTGGCGACGCTACCTGGCACAAGAAACAGGAGCATTACCCATGAGTGCCAACTTTCGCGGTTTCCTTCGCAACCTCCCGGTCAATACTGACCTGATGCGTGAATTCTTGGCCGAGCACGTCTTCGACCCCAAGGATTCGGTGGATTGGTCGGCTGACGAGCCAACCCTGGCGGCAGCCCTAGCGGATGCCATCGAGGCCCATACCGACACGGCTGTTCGGGACGATCTTATCGCCGCCATTGAGCAGGTCGCCCAACTTGCCGATGGAGCCGGTACGCGTCAAATGCTGAGTGTGTGCGGCACCGACGCCACTATCGTGGCAGCCTTTCAGACCCTTGAATCGCCTGAGGAGCGTGCGCTGTGGCTCTACGTCAACAGCGCAGGAAAATTCAACGAGGCCGTCATTGCACGCTTGTTCGACGACGGGCTGACGCGAGATTCATCGCAGCGTTGGACGCTGCCAGCCTGTCCTGGCTTGAACCTGACTGAAGCCGATCAGAACACCATCGCGGCAACCGTCGCCTCGTTCTATCTGCAGCGATTTGGCTACGGCCGCAATCACAAGCCCTACGTCGTGCCCCGCCATCTCGAAGGAGCCGTGCTCTTTGTAATCGACCTATCCGACCATGCCTGCAACCGGGCAGTATGGGTTAACGGCAATTTGAAGCGAGGCCCGCTGATCCTCTCTCGCACGCTGGTGCTCAACTATCAGTTGGCAACAGGCCGCACGGAAACAGTGGCTCCCGGCGGTGAAGATGCACAGAAGGTGCTGGTGAACGCATTCACCGAGCATGGCCTGAAGAAAAAAGGGGCCGCCAAGCGGATCGTCCGCGAAACTTATCGACTCGATTCACTACTGGACGGCGTGGATATTTTTGACCGCGAATCCATCGGCATTCAACAACCCCGCCTCAAGAGCATTGCGGTTCAAGAGATGGAGTCTGGTCTGCGCAGCACTTTTGAGGTCATGGGGCGCGGCAATCATGCTTCGGCAGATCAACTGCTGGAGGCCGCTTACCCCTCGGATAAACCGCTGAAGCGGAAATGGCAGATTGTCGGTGCGCAGATCGAGTTGCCGTTTTACCCCGAGGAAGGTCATGGAGGCACCACAGAAAAAACACTCCGGCTCCGCTTCAATCGCAAAGGTCAGGCCAATCTCCACAAATTCACCCAAGAGGAGCGCAACCTGATTGAGCCGATGTTGGTGGAGTGGGGTTTGGTTGCTGCGCCAAAAATCGAGCAGCCAGCCGCCGTGGAGGAAGCCAAGCAGTGAGGCCGGTTGCGCCACGAGCCTTGTCGCTATTGGTCAGCATGCTGGAAACATCCGGGGGGCGGGTCGTGGAAGACATGCTCGATACCGCCGACCGCGATGCATTTCATGTGCTCCACGACGGCGGTGCACTCTCCGTTGCCGACGACGTGCCTGCCGTAATGTGTCCAGCGTGTGGCGACCATGCTGTGGCACCCCGAAAAATCAGCGGCGTGCTCCAAGGGTTGTGCCCGGGATGTGGGTATGTCGAAATCACCAATGCATCACTAAAGGCATGGGCGGTTGATCCGGAGTGGTTGCTCGGACGACTGCGCATGGCCTTCGGGATCGCAAGCCGGCAAGACTCGGAAGAACTGGTGGTAGGGGCGATGTGGAAGGTGGGCGACTACAAGGTGGGGCGACACTCGCGCCGTATCGTGTTTGCTCGCCGCCTCGCCGATCACGGTACCCACAAAGCATTCCGAGATGCGCTCGCCGAAAAGATCGAACGCGACAATGCCGTTATCATCAGCACGACATCGAGATCGGCGGCGATGGTGAGCGATATCTCCATGCCCTACATCCATCTTGCCGAGATCGTTCACCTCCGAAGCGGCAAACTGGAGCGAGATGAGGATCGCTGGAATTGGTGCCTGAAACCCGCGCATCTGCGACAGCACGATGCCAGCCCGGTTTTCTTTGAAAATTTCCGTATCGCGGTGATCGATGGCGAGGAATATGAGTTCAGCGCCCTGCAGGCAGCGGTGCTGGCGTACCTCCATGCCGCCAAGGTTGGGAAGTGCTTCAAGGACTCGATCATGTATGAGATCGACTCTGCGCAGAAAAACCCCGTGGAGATATTTCGGCACAACCCTCGCCAGTTCGAGGGGTTCAGTCGCGTCGCCGAATGGAACGACCACGGCTACTACTGGTTGAAGCGGCGGTAGCCGCAAACCCCCTCTAGCGTACCCGATGCCCCGCCCAGTGCGGGGCATCGTCATTCTGGGCGTCGATAACCGCAATCGGCAGATTTCCCGCCGGGAAACCCGCCGGATAGCCCGGAAGTGCGCATCAATATTCGTGTCGCCGATTAACTTTTGAAAGGACAACACGGTGACACATCAAACCATCCCCGCGCCCTCGGGATCAGCCGAACGGCGTTTCTTAAGCGAGCTTGAACTCGCCAACCGGTGGGGTCTTTCCCCTAAGACGCTCCAGAGATGGCGCGGACTTGGCAGAGGCCCTCTCTTCGCAAAGTTCTCCAAGAAAGTCGGGTATCCGATTGACGGCCAGGGCGGCGTCCTGGAGTGGGAACAACGCATCCTCTACCGCTCGACGTCCGAGCGGGCATTCGCGTGAGGGGGCGGCCATGAGCGATCTCATGATTTTCCCTTCCGACCTGCCTGATCTGTCTATCAGCCAGATCGCCGGATTGCCGCACCAGCGACTGCAAGAACTCGACATCACGTTGAGCGAATTGACGACCTGGGTCAAGCAAGCGCGCGAGCGGGTCAATACCGCACTGGAGCAACGCTACGGTGAGCAGGGGCGGGCAGCCCTGCTGGATTCCGGTCGTGACTTCGGCGTGTCGCATCTCTCCGACGGCCCGTTGCGCGTCACCTACGAGTTGCCCAAGCGCGTCTCGTGGGATCAGAAGCGGCTTGCGGAAATTGCCGAACGCATCGTCGCATCTGGCGAGCGTGTCCAGGACTACATAGACGCTGACCTCTCGGTTTCCGAAACCCGATTCAACAACTGGCCACCGGCGCTCAAAGAGCAGTTCGCCGCCGCCCGTACCGTCAAACCCGGCAAGGCATCCTTCCGCCTCGCCTTCGTTCAGGAGCCTTCCGAATGAGCACCAATCCCCTGTTTGAAAAACTCCGTCGCCACCTCGGCGCATATCGCGGTGAAGACCTGCCGGTTGAGATTTGCTATTACGACCGCTACCGCAATTTGGTCGTCAAGCCCTTGCTCGACGCGTCCCTCGACGAGATCGCCTTTGCGGTCCAGACGCTGAACGAGGAGAGCATGGCGATCAGTTGTCGCCGCAGTGCTCTGGAGTATCTCTACTCTTTTTCCCGCAAGCACGGCGCGGTCGGCGCTGACCAAATCGGCCAGATCGCCGAGGAGGTGACGAAATGAATCAGATCGTCGCTTTCACTTTTGAGTCGCACAACCTCCGCGTAACAACGGGGGACGACGGCGAGCCTCGGTTTGTCGCCTCCGATGTATGCGCGGCACTGACCGTCGGCAATAGCCGCATGGCTCTGGACCGCCTGGATGACGATGAAAAGGGTGTCAGTTCAATTGACACCCTTGGCGGTAAGCAGGACATGGCGGTGGTCAACGAGTCTGGCCTATATGCCCTGATCCTTGGGAGCCGCAAACCCGAAGCCAAGCGATTCAAGCGGTGGGTCACACACGAGGTGCTGCCTGCCATCCGTAAAACCGGCACCTATGTTGCCCCGAGTTCTGTCGTCGCGCTGCCGACACCAACTCAGGATCGCGTCACCGCTCTTCTGTTGATCGGCGAGGCGGTGGCCAAGGTGCCGGGCGTCAAGTATGGCATCGCGATGGCGGCGACGCTGACGTGCATCCACGAAAACACCGGCCTTTCGGTGGAAACGATGCGTCGTGCGCTGCCTGCCTGCAACGAACCATTGGCTGCGGTCAATCCCACCAAACTCGGTGAGCAGATCGGCCTGTCGGCACGCACCGTCAATCTCCGACTGGCCGCACTGGGTTATCAGGAGCGCAACGACCGGGACGAGTGGGAATTGACCGATGCCGGTCGCGTTTGGGGTGAGGCCCTGCCGTACTCCCGCAACGGGCATTCCGGATACCAGATTCTCTGGCGACCGGAAGTGGCCGAACTGTTGAAGGAGGCTGCGTAATGGCTCTGCCCATCATCTCAGCCGAAGAACGGCTCAAGGAGCGTCACAGCGCCAAGGTCGGTCTGGTGGGCTTCCCCGGTGTGGGGAAGACCACCCAACTGAAAACGCTGCCGCCCGAAAAAACCCTGTTCGTCGACCTCGAAGCTGGCGATCTGTCGGTCAAGGATTGGTCTGGTGATTCAGTACGACCACGCACGTGGAGTGAATTCCGGGATCTGGTGGTGTTTCTCGCCGGCCCACTGCCCACGGCAACTTCGGATCAGCCGTTCTCGGAAGCGCACTTCCGTCATGTCTGCGACAAGTACGGCGACCCGGCGCAGTTGGCGAAGTACGAGTTCTATTTCGTCGATTCGCTGACCGTCCTCTCGCGCTTGTGCTTTGCCTGGTGCAAGGCGCAGCCGCAGGCGTATTCCGAGAAGAACGGCAAACCGGACACTCGGGGAGCCTATGGCCTTCTCGGTCAGGAAATGATCACGGCGCTCACCCACTTGCAGCACGTCCGGGATAAGCACGTCATCTACGTCGCGATCCTCGAAACGAAAACGGACGACTACAACCGGCGCTTCTACCAACTGCAGTTGGAAGGCAGCAAGACCGCGTTGGAGTTGCCGGGCGTCCTTGATGAAGTGGTGACGCTGGCCATTCTCAAGGCCGACGACGGCACGCCCTATCGGGGTTTCGTTACCCGAGCCGACAACCCTGATGGCTATCCAAGCAAGGACAGAAGCGGACGACTCGATGCCATCGAGGAACCCGATCTCGGCAAGCTCATCCGGAAGTGCCTCGGCGAGGTCGCGCCATGACCGACACCGAGTTCGATACCTACGTCAAGGCCACCAAGGCCACGGTGCGGCGGCTCACCGCCGAGAACACCTGGCTGAGACACAGCTTGTTGGAACTGAAACATCGCGTGGATGACATGAAGGCCCAGATGGCTGACCTCGAAACCCGAGCCAAGGCCATGAAGAAATCGCTTGTCGTCCCGCCCACCAAAACTGAAACCAAATCCAGGAGCAAGACATGAACGCCAATACCCACTTTGACTACAACGATGCCGAAGCTCAACAGGGCGCATTCGACCTGATTCCGAAGGGCACCCTCGTTCGCGTGCGCATGACGATCAAGCCCGGTGGTCACGACGATCCGGCCCAAGGCTGGACGGGCGGCTACGCCACAGAGAGTTTTGATACCGGCAGCGTGTACCTCGCCTGCGAGTTCGTGGTGCTGGAGGGGGCGTTCGCCAAGCGCAAGATGTGGTCGAACATCGGACTTCAGTCCCGCAAGGGCCCAACGTGGCAGCAAATGGGTCGCAGCATGATCCGGGCGATTCTCAACAGCGCTCGCAACGTCCATCCGCAGGACAACGGGCCACAAGCTGCAACAGCCCGACGCATTCAGGGCTTCAACGAACTCGATGGCATCGAATTCATCGCCCGGGTGGACGTGGAGAAGGACGCCAAAGGCGAAGACCGCAACGTCGTGAAGCTGGCGGTTGAGCCTGATCACAAGGACTACGCCGCGTTGATGGGCACGTCTTCTCGTGCTCCCACCGGTGGCGCAACGCCGGCTCCGGCTGTGTCGAGCGCACCTGCACCACAACGCCCAGCGACGACCGGCAAGCCCTCTTGGGCGCAGTGAGCGGGAGGGTGAATGAAATGCTGGGTCTGCAAACGACAGGCAAGGGGGTTCGGCCATCTGGATGGCCGCTTCAAGATCGCCGACCCCCGGCGCTATCCGCTCGACTGGGTGTTCTGCAGCCGTCGCTGCCAGGACGCATTCCACAAACTTTACGGCAACTGGGTCGACGCCAAGCAGTACGGCAAGGAGGTCGTCATGATCGATCCATCTGAGATGGAGATTGCCTCCATGCGGCAATGCCTCAAGGCATTCGGCGAAGCCGCAGGCGAAATCGGCTTCGAGAAGCCCCTCGGGACTTACTCGGAAAAGGAGGCGTTACGCGTCATTGAGGCCATCGTCACCTGCTACACAGACGCGATGGTCGGTGCCCACGAAGCGACCAAGTTTCCACCGATGCAAGGCATGAAGGAGATCGTCAGTGATCCGTTCGCGGATCTCGAAAACGACCTTCCGTGGGAGACGAAGCCATGATGGATTTCAACTCCACATCAAGCATCTCGGGGCAACTGACCGCACTCATTGATGACAGCATGCAACGGGCGCGGTTTCAACAGGAGGTACGTCGTTACCTTGGCGCATCGCGGCTTGGGGTTTCTTGCGAGCGTGCATTGCAGTACGAGTACGCGCAGGCACCAGTCGACTACGGGCGTGACACGCAGGGGCGGATATTGCGCATCTTCGAGCGTGGGCACGTCAATGAGGAGTGCATGGTCGCGTGGCTGCGCGGTGCAGGATTCGATCTGCTGACCCACAAGGCCGACGGCAAGCAGTTCGGATTCTCGGTGGCCGATGGTCGGCTCCAAGGGCACATCGACGGCGTATTCGTCGGTGGCCCCGAGGGCTTCGCCTACCCGGCGCTTTGGGAAAACAAATGCCTCGGCTCGAAATCGTGGCGCGACTTAGAGAAGAACCGGCTCGCCGTCTCGAAGCCGGTGTATGCCGCGCAACTGGCGCTGTACCAAGCCTATCTTGACCTGCACGAGCACCCGGCAATCTTTACGGCGGTGAACGCCGACACGATGGAAATTTACGCCGAACTCGTGCCATTTGATGCAGCACTGGCGCAACGCATGTCGGATCGGGCGGCCAAGGTCATCACGGCCACCGAGGTTGGCGAATTGTTGCCGCGCTCGTTTGCCGAGCAGACCCACTTCGAATGCCGGATGTGCGCGTGGCAAGACCGCTGCTGGAGGACACCACAATGAAACATCCCCTTCCCGAACCGCCGGTCGTAGAGCCGATGGTAGACAGCAGGCACGCCTCTCGTGCTCTGAATTTGCCGCTCTACTACTTCACCAAGCCCAAGAGCCGCGATGCCAAGAAGATTCCGTTCTACCGGATCGGGCGAACTATCCGATTCCGGATGTCTGAGTTGGAAATATGGTCAGCCCAACACCACAAACAGCATGAAGCAGAGGGGGGCGAATGATCGACTACAACGATACCCCCGAGCCGGTCGAGCGCAACCTGGATGCCGAGCGTGAGGAGATTCGCGCGGTGCTCATCGCGAATCTGGAGTCCATACTCTTCACGCTGTTTCCTGCCGGCAAAAAGCGCAAGGGTAAGTTCTACACCGGCGACATCTTGGGCAGCCCGGGCGACAGCCTCGAGATTGTGCTCGATGGCGACAAGGCAGGACTCTGGACGGATCGTGCCGACGACTCCGGTGGCGATATTTTCATGCTGATCGGCGGGCACTTCGGTGCAGACACGCATCACGACTTTCCGAGGGTACTGACGCACTGCGCCGATGTGCTTGGGCGTGCGCCATCGGTACCGATCCGAAAGTGCAAGCGACAGGTGCCGACTGATGATCTCGGGCCAGCGACCGCCAAGTGGGATTACCACGACGCGGATGGCAAGCTGATCGCCGTGGTCTATCGCTACGACCCGCCCGGGGGCAAGAAGGAGTTCCGACCGTGGGACGCGAAGCGCCGCAAGATGGCCCCGCCTGAGCCGCGTCCACTCTACAACCAACCGGTCATGCGGGATGCCGACACCGTGGTTCTGGTCGAAGGCGAAAAATGTGCGCAGGCGCTGATCGATGCCGGAATTTGCGCGACGACGGCGATGCATGGCGCAAATGCACCGGTCGACAAAACCGACTGGTCACCGCTGGCCGGCAAGAACGTGTTGATCTGGCCCGACCGCGACAAACCGGGCTGGACCTACGCCATGACCGCTGCCGATGCGCTATTGGCGGCGGGGGCTGTGTCGTGCGTGGTGCTATTGCCACCGGATGACCAACCCGCAGGATGGGATGTCGCCGATGCGCTGGCCGATGGATTTGATGTCACTGACTTCATCGCCAACGGGCCACGCATCAGCGTCAAGCCGTCGCAGGGTGCTGACCTTCCCGCTCAAACCGAGCACGCCGTATGGGCAACCGATGACGCCTTGGCGTTGGCCTTCACAGGCCGCTATGCCGAGGACTGGCGTTACTGCGCGCAGTGGGGCAAGTGGCTGGTGTGGACAGGCAATCGCTGGCAGGCCGATGACACGCTGCTGGTTTCCCATCTCATTCGCCAGGTCTGCCGCGATGCGTCGGTCAAGGCTGATTCCCATCGGCTGGCTGCCAAGCTCGCCGCCAGCAGTACGGTGGGCGGTGTCGAACGACTTACCCGCAGTGATCGCCGACACGCGTCCACCTCCGATGAGTGGGATGCCGACCCCTGGCTGATCAACACCGCTGGTGGTGTGATGGATCTCCAGACCGGACGGATGCGACCGCACGAGCGATCAGATCGGATGACCAAAATCGCCACGGCGACCCCGCGTGGCGTGTGCCCCCAGTGGCTAACCTTCCTGGCCGACGTGACGGGTGGCGATGCTGATCTTGCTGCGTATCTGCAGCGGGTCGTTGGCTACTGCCTGACAGGTGTCACCAGCGAGCACGCCCTGTTCTTTTTGTACGGCACAGGCGCAAACGGCAAGTCGGTGTTCGTGAACGTGATCACCACGATTCTGGGAGACTACGCGGCCAACGCGCCAATGGACACCTTCATGGAGACGCGTACCGATCGGCACCCGACTGATCTGGCAGGGCTACGCGGCGCACGTTTCGTCTCATCCATCGAAACCGAGCAGGGGCGGCGCTGGAACGAATCCAAGGTCAAGGCCATCACTGGCGGCGACAAGGTGTCGGCGCGTTTCATGCGCCAGGACTTCTTCGAGTACGTGCCGCAGTTCAAGCTGGTGATCGCAGGCAATCACAAGCCATCGATCCGCAACGTGGACGAGGCGATGAAGCGCCGCCTGCATTTGATCCCGTTCACGGTGACGATTCCACCTGGCAAGCGTGACGGCAAGCTCACCGAGAAACTGCTCAAGGAACGCGACGGCC